GAGTATTATGGTTATAGTCATAATAAAGCTCTAGAAGCATTAAGGATTCTCAGAACAGATCAACTTGATTTTATAAAAAAATCGTTAGACAAAGGTGGAACTAAATGACAACTGATATTGAAATACAATGGCAACAATCTGATATGGTCGAAGTTGCTTTAGGACAACCAGATGATTTTCTGAAGGTCCGTGAGACTCTAACCAGAATTGGTGTTGCTTCCAGAAAAGAAAGAAAGATTTACCAATCTTGCCACATTCTTCATAAGCAAGGTAAGTATTACATTGTTCATTTCAAAGAACTGTTTGCTCTCGACGGAAAGAAAACAAATCTTTCGTTGAATGATGTACAGCGTAGAAATAGAATTATCCAATTGCTTTCTGATTGGGGATTAATTACTGTCATCAATCCAGAATCTATTGAAGATGTTGCTCCTTTAAATCAAATTAAAGTTCTATCTTTTAAAGATAAAGATGAGTGGACTTTAGAAAGTAAATATAATATTGGACGTAAAAAGCAGGAAGAATGAGAACAGTAAAGGTTCAAATGTTAAGTCCAGATAAAAAAATTATTTGGGTTACATTACCTTGGGGAAAAGCTCATTTAGATTGGTATAGAAATCAAGGTTATATTATACTAATGACCGAACAATAAAAGTCTGGTTAACCACACCAGACTTTTTTAATATAAATGATATATAATAGCGATGGGAGAGAGGTGAAAAACCTCCCCCATACGCTACGGATGCTCATATGAGGTCCTAATTTCAACTCGCTTATTAAAGGAGAAAACAAATGCCTAATACATTTACAATCAATACTTGGGATGCCTATACTCCCTTTGGTGTGGGTCTAGAAAATATTTTTAATAGGCTTGATGCTATGTCAGGTCACAACACTAATTACCCACCATACAACATTATCAAAAACGATGGATCTAATTACGAAATTGAAGTTGCTTTGGCAGGATTTAAATCGGAAGAAATTGAAGTATCAACAGAACAAAACATTCTCCGAGTTACCTCTAAAGTTGAGAAACGAGATTCTGAAAGAACATATCTCCACAAAGGATTGTCTAAACGTTCCTTCTCTCACAGTTGGCAGTTAGCAGATGATGTACGTGTATCTGATGTAGGTTTTGCGGATGGTTTATTGTCCATTTCGCTGGAAAAAATTATTCCAGAACATCAAAAAAGAACTGTGTATAATATAGGAGGAGTGGAACTTCCAGTCCCAAAGTTTTTAACAGAGGATCGAGATTCAAATTTCCCTGGTGAAAATACAGTAAATAAATAACATCATGGGGGCATTGCCCCCTTTATTTTTTTGTGTTATAATACATTGAATATACTTGGATAAGTATGGAAGATATTAAAATTGTGATGTTAAAAAATGGACATCATATTATTACAAAGATAAATGAATTGTTTGTCGAAGGAAAGGAAGAACCTTTTTGTTTTCTTTTTACTGCTCCTTTGGTCATAACATATAAGTCTATGGACAATCAAGAATTAGAATTGTCATTTACGTTGTGGTCTCCGTTTTCAAAAAGCGTGGAATTTAGAATTCCTTTTGACCATGTTGTTAGCATGGGAGAACCTAAGGACGATATATTAGAAAAATATATGGAAATCGCTGGTCCTTTATTTGAAAAACTAGAAGAAGTTAACGAACCCGAAGAAGAATTAATTGAGGAAGATTCATGAGCACATCTATTGTTGTTTTAAAAACTGGTGAAAAAATTATCACCGATCTACAAGAAGCTTTTAACGGTGACGATGAAAATAAAACTGGAATTTGTTTAATTATGAGACATCCGTATCAACTTTCTCTTGCTCCAGCAGAGGATGATGATGAATTAGATTTGAAAGTAGAGTTTACTAAATGGTGCCCGTATGCTATTGATACTGAATTTAAAATTCCATATGATTCTGTAATTTCGATAGCAACTCCAGATCCAACATTAGCTGAAGCTTTTGAAGCTAAGATAGAAAGAATTGAAGAAACTGTAATTGAGCAAACTACTAATTTTGCTGTGCAACAAAAAGCAATCCAGGAAGCATTGATGGAAATGAAATCTAAACCACCAGTAAAATGATTAAAGTACTTAAATTCAATGGCGAATGGATTGTGTCGGAAGTTGAACAAATTGAAGATGTGACGTTCGGGGATCCAGATTGTATGCTAAAATACCCGTATCAAGTCGAGGGGGAATGCTTGGCACCATGGCCAAGGTATACGGAAGAGAGAGAAATTATTGTTAGATCTTCTGAAATAGCAGTAATCTGTGATCCTAAAACATTCCTTCTCAGTTCTTATATTAATGTAGTTGGTGAAGAGAAAGCATGAAATTTTATACCAGTGTTGAACAATCTGGAAATAACATTCTAGTTCGTGGTTATGAAAATGGTAGACAATTTCAAGACAAAGTACAATTTAATCCCACCCTGTTTCTTCCTACGCCGAAAGAGTCGGGGTGGAAAACTTTGGATGGTAGAAATGTTCGCCCCGTTCAACAGGGCACGATTCGTGATGCAAAACAATTCGTAGAAGAACATAAAGACATTGAAGACTTTGAAATCTGTGGTCAAACTAGGTTTCTAAATCAATATATTTTACAAGAATATCCTGATGATGAGATTAAATATGATGTAACTAAAATTAGGATCTTTACCATTGACATCGAAACTGGTGCCGAAAATGGTTTCCCAAACATTGAAACTGCTGATCAAGATATTTTGGCTATTAGTATTCAAGATAGCCATACTAATCGTATTACCGTTTTTGGTGCTAAATCATTTCGGAATGAACAGGCAGATGTTGACTACCTTCATTTTGAAACTGAAACAGGGTTACTTAAAGGTTTTCTTCACTGGTGGTCTACTAATTATCCAGACATTATTACAGGATGGAATGTTCAACTATTTGATATTCCGTACATTCTTCGTAGAGTAGAGCGTCTACTTGGCGAGAAAGAAGCACGATTAATTTCTCCGTGGAATAATATTCTTTGTCGAGAAATTTATATCAAAGGCAGAAAACAAATTGCTTATGACATTAGTGGTATTGCCACACTAGATTACCTTGAATTATATAAAAAATTTACTTATACAAATCAAGAGAGTTATCGATTGGATCACATTTGTGATGTAGAACTTGGTGTAAAAAAATTAGACCATAGTGAATTTGATACTTTTAAAGAGTTTTATACTAAAAATTGGCAGAAGTTTGTTGAATACAATATTCATGACGTTCGACTTGTTAATCAACTTGATGACAAGATGAAACTTCTTGAACTTGCTGTTACTATGGCATATGATGCCAAAGTAAATTTTGAGGATGTATATTCTCAGGTTAGGATGTGGGATAACATTATTTACGTTTATCTTGCTAAACAAAATATTGCTATTCCCCCAAAGAAAGAAAGCACGAAAGATAATAAGTACGCTGGTGCTTATGTAAAAGAACCTATTCCAGGAATGTATGATTGGGTTGTGAGCTTTGATCTCAATAGTCTATACCCACACTTGATTATGCAATATAATCTTTCTCCAGAAACACTTCTTGAGCACAGACATCCTAATGCTAACGTAGATCGTTTGTTGAATAAAGAACTAGATCTTCGTGATCTTCGGGGTCAAACTCTATGTGCTAATGGAACTTTTTATGATACTACGTATCAAGGATTTCTTCCCAAACTGATGGATAAAATTTATCAGGAACGTACCATCTACAAAAAGAAGATGCTTGCTGCCAAGCAAGAGTACGAAAAGAATCCTAGTGTTGAGTTGAAGAAAGAGATTTCTCGCTGTAATAACATTCAGATGGCACGTAAGATTCAACTCAACTCTGCCTATGGTGCTATCGGTAACGAGCACTTCCGTTATTATAAACTTGAAATTGCTGAGGCGATCACTCTTTCTGGTCAGCTTTCTATTCGCTGGATCGGTAATAAAATGAACGCCTATCTAAACAAAATTTTAAAAACAAAGGATGCTGATTATGTTATTGCTTCTGATACTGATTCAATGTATCTTAATTTGGGCGATCTGGTTGAACGTGTATACCAGGGAAGAGAGAAAACTCCTGAGAAAATTGTGGGGTTCCTTGACAAGATCTGTCAAATGGAACTTGAGCCTTATATTGAAAGTTCTTATCAAGAACTGGCAGAGTATGTAAATGCTTATGATCAGAAGATGAAGATGAAGCGTGAGAACATTGCTGAGCGTGGTTTCTGGACCGCCAAGAAACGCTATGTTCTCAACGTCTGGGATAGTGAAGGTGTTCGTTATACCAAACCGAAGATGAAAGTTTGTGGCATGGAAACAGCACGTTCTTCCACTCCTGCTTACTTCCGTGATAAGTTGCTGGAAGCGTATACTATTCTCATCACAAAAACAAATGATGATATTTTAGATTTTATCGATGAGATAAAAGAGGATATCAAAAAACAAGATTACATAAACATATCTTTCCCGAGGGGTGTAAATGGATTGGAAAAATATAAAAGCGTGGCGAACATATTTGCAAAGGGATGTCCCATTCAGGTCCGAGGTGCATTATTATATAATCACCTTCTACGAAAGTATAATATTACTCATAAGTATCCTCTTATCCAAGAAGGAGAGAAAATTAAGTTCCTCTACTTACGAACGCCAAATCCGATCCAACAAAACGTGATTTCTTTTTTTCAAAATCTTCCTCCAGAATTTAATTTGGAGAAGTATGTTGATTACAAACTTCAATTTGAGAAGTCATTTTACGAACCACTCAAAAATGTGCTAGAATGTATTGGGTGGAAAAGCGAGAGAAAGGTCTCTCTACTTAGTTTCTTTTAGGAGTATATATGGATTTTTTATCACAAATAATTAAAGATAGTAAAAATGAATACGTTGGTCTTGTTAGCGATGGGATCGCTGCTGGTGATGTTGAATCTTTTATTGATACTGGGAGCTACGTATTTAATGCCTTGGTTTCTGGTT